GCGTAACCGACTGCTGTATTACCAGTGTTTTCATTATTTGAATCGCTGTTCTGTGAGTAAAGTGCTGAGTCACCAATTACCGTTGTGCGATCTCCTACATCCTCAGTAGCAAGCGCATCATGACCTATAACAACATTTCTACTAGCTATAGTAGCTGCACCCGCAGCATTATCTCCAACGACTGTGTTTCTTTCTCCACTCGTTAAAGCGTCAGCGGCAGAGTCGCCAATAGCCACGTTATCTGTACCTGTGGTAAGCCCTGTGCCAAACGCACCTGAACCCAGACCTACATTGCCTGTGCCGCCTAATACGTCTAGGACATCAGTAACCGCTGCACCAGAACCAGCACCATCTGTAGCAATCATCCTGATCCCGCCATTTGGAATAACTACATTAGCACCTGTGCCTTGGCTTAGTGTAACCGTGTCGCCAGCGGAGTTCTGAACTACCCATACGTTAGAAAGAGTATTTGGAGCTAACGTGACTGTGCAAGCCTGTGA